TTACAGTTCCAGTCGTTAACATACCGCTTACGTCATTAAATGTAAACTCAGTCCCATCAAACAACAACGCACTTGCTAATTCGCTAGTTATTCCAGAAGTAACTCCTTCTATCTCAACTGAGTTAGCAAGATCGTACATATGATGATCGTTGTGATATACTTGAACTGCCGTAGATCCCGCAACTAATTCAATTGAATCTGTTGCCAAATTTTCAAATTCGACTTCAGCGTTTTTCACGGTAAGTGTTGAGGTTCCAACAGCAAACTTAGCACGGTATATAGTGAATTTCAAATCTTCGTTATCGTATGCCGTCCATGTAGAAGAGTTTTGCGACTTAAACAATACGCCAAGATACGGCTGACGCGATACTATAGACTGATCAGTTATATTAGCTTCTCCTAGTTTGGATATAAACACTCTATAATCTTCTGATTCAGACATAGCAACCAATGCAACCTCGACACCTTCTTTAACGTATATTGGCGAATCGAATACGAATGTGGTTGGGATTGTACCTTGTATCGACGTAAGAATATCTTCAGGATTTAGCGATACCGTGCTGTTTGGAATAATCCTTGCAGTTGGTACGCCATTTGCCATTTCACGTAATTCGACACGTACAGGTATATCGTCAGATTTTGATTCGAAGAACATATCAACCTTAGTTAAGAACTCGCCGCCTTCAGTTGTAACCTGAAATGATTGAGCCATAGGATCGCGCCATCGAATGAGTTGGCTACGCGTTACGGCACTCGTCGTAGTAATCCGCGAAATTGGCGCGGTAGTTACGCTTTCGACACTAGTTCGGCTTATTTCAGCATTCCTAGTTGCAATGAATGTACGTTCCTTAGTTTGCAATATTCCTTTAGCCGTATAAGTAGCTTCACCCGAAGTTGTAACGTTAGTAGGCGAATCATTAACACTTGAGGTTAAGCGTATAGTCCTCTCGCCAGTATTAAATTTAGGATTGCCTAATGTATTAGGATCAGGTATCGTAAATGTCCCAGTAACTCGGCCGGTGCTATCTGTAACCAAGGCTGATGCATCAATTGTACCATTGTCAATAGTTCTTAACAAGCTATCTTCAGGAAGTGTAGCCTTTGGCCCGTCGAGAATCTTAAATGTTATCGAAGCGCTATTAAACGTTGGCAAATCAGGCGTCGCTGTTGTGCCACCTACGTTAATTGAATTAGCCGGATTCGTAAAGTTTGAATGTGTTTCTAATTCAAACAATTGTCTATTGATTATATTGCCAAGTTGATCATATGCTTCAAAGGATGTAAATGACATATGATCAGGATTAGCAAATATGAATCTTACATACAATTCGCCATTAGTAGCATTGGGGCTTATAGCTAAACCTGTAGCTTCAACGGCCGTTTCATCAGCTGTAGCAAAAGACGCAGTTTTTCTATTAGTCCAATTGATTCTATCAGTTGAAGTTTGTAGTATGTAATCAGTATTCCCAGTGAGATTGTTATCAGACCAGAAGCCACTAAGCGTTAATCGCGATACTGTTGCCCAAGATCCGCTAGTGGTAATTCCTGGGAGTATAATGATATCGCCTGATACTGAACCACCTGTAGGAGTAACAAACCTCTCAACATTTACATTGTCGAAGAACGGATAAACTCGAGTAAACGGTCTTAATCCACTTGCTGTAAAGTTTATAGTTTTCGAGCGCATGAACGGTACAAGATCACTTGCAATTATACGATCGGCTTCTAGCCTCGTATCTATGCGTTCAACTAGCGAGGTTCTAACGCCTTGCGTTGTTACGCGCGAATTACCCGAAACAAGGAATCGCTGAGTGGTTATTGTTTGGAGCTGTTGATTGCCCCAATTCTGCGAGACTATCCTGTCGCTAGTAGTACTGCTTAGTTGAGTTGTATTTGTCGTGCCTGTCCAAGAAACTTGTGGAGCTCCCCATAAAGTCCCAAGAGAATTTCGATTAGCCGTAAGAACTGCGTTATAATTTCCTTCAACGTTTTCAGTAACATCTGGCGCGCGTTTAGTGTCAAACCATGAATCTGACGATGGCCGTAATTTGATAGTACCAATCCAAGCTGAGGTTAACACTGGAGTTAAACTTTCAATTCTTGTTGCGAAAGGCTGCTCAATAGTCGCGACATGTTCATATGCCAAAGTTGCTATATTATCGTTAATTACGTAGCCTGTAGCACCGGTGTCTTTCTCAACCAAGCTAACGTTTTTGGTATCATACTTCGGACGTAACGTACCGCTAACCATATCAATCGCGCAACGATAATCTTGATGTATCGTGTCGCCGGTTTTATGACCGCTAAAGCTATCAACTAAGAAACCGGATTTGAAACGATCAAGGCCATTTGCGTCTTTTACTTGAAGTGATTCGACTGAAGCCTCAAGTAATGAAAGTGACGTATAGTATTCAACGTTATCAATACGCTGAGAAAGTTTATCAATATCTTCCATTCTATATCGCTTTTGCAATTTAGATTTAACTTCGATGTCTTCGACATCTAGGACGTATGGAGGCATATGAATATCAGCGATTCGCATTGCATTCGGAATTTCTTCAGGCAATACCGGATTCTCTGACGGTTCTCCCTTAACTGTTACCCACTCACCGTTAACTGTAAGCCAAATCGTATCAGATCTTCCTAAATAGTATTCGTAATCATATGTAAATAAAACGTTATCTTTTGGAACTGGCGTAGCAGATGATCCTGCTCCAGCGTAAACACGCGATTCAAAATCGAATGATTCACTTGCGACTGTTCTGATATCGCTCGCGACTGTTCCAACATTTGCAACTCGTGGCCTGAAATCTAGAGATGAACGTAAATCGAACACACCGCCATTACTAGCAGCTTCAGGGTCTATTCTTGTTGCTGAGTAATAAGAAATATCTTTATACGTTATAGATGAATACGAATCTACATCAAAGTATAATCCGCTGCCATGGTCAAATGTATCATAAACTATAAGCATTCTTCCTTGAGGTTTTGGGGCTCTTTGTTTTAATACAAGTTTAGCAATGTCATAATAGTTATCGCGCTGGCCTGTATCAAGTAAGTACCTTTGAGTTATATCTTTCGAACCTGTGATTAAGGTAGTTATCGTGGCCGATGCTGTTGAACCATTAATAATCTCGCCTGCGCTGAATGCGATTGCCGATAGTGGAACATATTGTAGTGGCGATGCAGTATTTAATACGATAGCACTCGCGCCTGAATTAGCTCCAGTAATAACTTCACGATTAGTGAATGACCCGCTTGCGCCACTGAAAGCCATTGTCGGAGTGGTTGCATCGGCGCCAGCATCGCTTGAATCGTAAACCGCAAGCAAGCGATAAACATCAGATACACCTAGCGATACTTCACTGTGATGCGCTGAAGTCCCATAAGGGCGAATGCCTGTCGAATCTTTCAAGTTTAATACGCGAGTCCTTTGCGCTATTTGAGCTGTTTTGGTTTTACTGATTGAATTGCTTTGTACAATTGTAGTGTTTATTTTAACAACTGCCCCATTGCCTAATATTGGTAACGATGCGATTGTTAAAGAATCGGTTCCTTCACCCGATATACCAGCATTGACTTTCAAGTATTCGATATTTATGATATCGCCTGCAACGCCCGTACCTGTACCAGCTGATACAATCATCACCTGATAATCTTCGTTATTGGACGCCGCGAATAAAGCGCCAGCTTCGCTTACCGTAAATACTCCACTCGTATTACTGGTTGAGTAGTATTGCTTACGATACGTGATTTGACTCTCAGACGAGCCGCTTGGCTTGATAGTTTTAATATATGGCTTAGCAAGTTGACGAATTGAAAGATTCTTTTCCTGATCGTTTATGAAAGCACGTTTACGCGTAATTGCGGCTGCAAATGTAGCAGGCCCCGAATCTAGCGTTAGCGAAGTATCAGATGTTACCACATTAACAATATAATCAGCTCCGCCTATTTCAATTACGTCACCGGCCCGAACCTCAGTTGCGAACGAGCTATTGAAACCATTTATGGTCGTAGTGCCGTCTCCAGATGCTGAACCAGTTAAAGCAAATCGGCCTTCTAAAACCAAGTCAGCCGTAGCGTCGATTTCACCATTCGCAGGTGGATCATCGTAGTATATTTGCTTAACTGCGCTAAAGGAATAGTTTTCGGCTGAAGCAATAGTAACATCAGCTGTATCACCAACGTTTCTTACTGTACTGTTATCGCTATTATTCGAAATTAATTTATCACCAACAACAAATACGCCACTAACACTTGTTAAATATAAGGTAGTTCCGTCTGAAGCAGTATTGATATATCCGAACGCGCCTGATGCTTGTCCACGAACTAATGACTTATCAGCAAGATGAACGGCATCACCAGCTTCGTTAAGTGTAACCTTATGCATCATTTTTATATCGAAAAGATACATCTTATAAGCAGCATCAGCACCCAATATTTGTTGAGAATTCAATTCAATCCCGCTATCAAATTCAACATTACGAACGCGCCCAACTCCAATTAAAGCACCTGATGGGCTCCCTGGTGTTACAGTAGCGGTATCGTAAAAATTTACCTGAGGATAGGAAATGACGTCACCTGACCCAGACGCATCTGGAAGACCCAAAGTGTTATTAACTCGAACAAAGTTGCCTATTTCAATTGGCATCGCTGCGTTATTAACAGTCCGAGCAGTCCTAGGTTTTTCGATATCTAGAAGTTTAGAACCAATTGATTCGACTTCATAACCATAGACGTACGCTTTGCCTTCGCTTAACTTCGCTACTGCAAAAGTATCATCGTTAATTAAATTGTTATCATTCGATGTCTCGCCCGAAGTATAAACTCCTTCGTTTTTATAATCATTCAACGCTTCTTTTAATTTGATTGCGAACGGTCTAGTTACGAAACTACCATTAATATCATGAGTACGTTGAGCAAGATTTTTAGATAGTTCATTGTAAGGACTTGTACGAGTCTTTGACACAACTGAACCGTTTGCTACACGCTCAAGCTCTATGAAATCTGATGGCTCATCGTTAAGCCCTACCGAAGTCAGTGTCAAATCTATAACGTAACGATCAGCGCCACGGCCTGCAAAGTTAGGAGTGCCACCTGCATTATCAAGCAACGAGCTATCGTCAGCAGAATCAATAATACTTTCGTTAACAGATAATCCGACCTTAACATCAATTGTATTATCAAACTTCGACACAATGTAGAACTGTGGATTAGCAAGAACGAAGAATCCTTTTACATAGTATACGCCACGAGTAATACTTGCGCCGATACCTACAGCGGTTGCGTCAGTAGTTAAAGCTGTTGCTACTGCAGACCCAGGGAGATAGCTATACACAGCATCTTTTGACACAAGCTTCTCGTTATCAAGGAACTTAGTAGTTACACGATCGGTTCCTGTAGCAGTATACGATACATAAATCAATAATGGATCTACATCAGTCGAATCAGAATATGTAAGTACCGTCGCTTCTACGCCACTAGTCGCACCTACGATAGTTTTTCCAATTAGTTCTTCTGCGTAATCTGCAACGTATTCAACACCGAACAGTTCTTGAAGTTTTACTACATCAAGATTAGGCGAATATGAGAATTCCGCACCAAATACTTTCGCACCTTCTTTAAATATATGCGATCCATGTCTCTCAATTTGTTGTTGGAGAATAGTCTGCATTTGTATCAATTCACGGTTTTGTACCGATAGACCGGGGCGAAATAAAATTCGATGGAAATTCTTCGACTCATCGTAATCGTCGTAGTATGGTCCGGTGTTGAAATTAATTGTCATTCCTCATTTCCTCGATTAGAATTTTATAAGTGTTCTTATGTTTGCGATTTGGTTCAAGTCCGTCTTGAACGGCGCTCTATTGTCAATAAATAATAATTGTCCTGAGAATCTATCAACTGTTGGTTCAGTGATAGCAGCAGGAATTGTAAATATACTAGTATTTATAGGCTGACCTTCAGCATCAACTAAGTCAAGAATATCGCCTTCAGTCGGAATGTATTCATCGCTTATTTGCAACAGCATCTTTCCAGTTTCAATAGCAGCCACAATCATTAAATCATTAGTTGAACCCTGAACTTTTAATAAATCGCCTGCGTTAAACGAACTTGCTATCAATGACGCATCGTCAATCCTCCAACAAGCGGTCCCAGTATCTCCTCTGAATTGACTATTCGCAGCATCGCCATAACCGAATGGGTTAACCATCAAGGCTACTTGTCGATAAGAAAGATCGGGTGTGCTCATTGTAAGTATGTCCGAATCGATGTCAGATAAGAACACTACTAAGGCGTCAGCATATGTTTCGTTAACTAAAGAAAAGCCATGGCCGCCTTCAGGTGCTAATATTACTTCAGCCGAAAACCCAGTACCTTCTCCAGTAACTATTATGTCGGCATTCGTATAATCCTTGCCTCTATCAATAAATGAGAAACCTGTTATCGTACCAGTTATCGGATCTATAATTGCATTTAGATTAGCCTCGGTACCATCGCCTTCAATCGTAACGGTAGTTGTACCGCTAGCATACCCAAGTCCACCGCTCAAGATATAAACAGCCGATAACTCGCCATCAACTGCGGCCAAAGTAACATCAGCTTGAGATGTATCGAGATTAATACCACCAATAATCGGCGAAACGTCAGCACCAGTACCTACGATGCCACCTGCGTCTGGGCAGACGACCACAAATTCTGCTTGAGTATATCCAGAACCTACCGATTCAACGACAAGGCCAGTAATGACTCCACCAGAAATTATGGGGTCGAAAGTAGCGCCAAGCCCATCAGCATTCGTTATATTAATAACAGTATTGCTTGGATCGTACCCTGTCCCACCATTATTGATTTGATAATTTGTAATGCCACCGTTAAAAAATCCACCAGACACAACATCAGAAACCGGCATATAAACTGGAGTTAAATACCTAGTTCGTTCTACCGTACTCAACGACTTCATAAATTTCCAAACATACCCATCAGCTACTTCAACATATTCAGTTGATGTGCCAGTTGGCTTTACGGTAGATGGTTCGCCATAATTATTGAAGATGCATTTGTAAATATTAAAGTCTTCAGTTAATACAAACATATTTGCATTAGCGAGTTCAACTTCAGTAGAACGAGTGTCATACATATCGTACACAACATCGACTCGCCAATTGTTTCGCTTTGCGCCAAGCGAAACGTTACCTAACGAAACTTGTTGAAATCTGACTGAGTCCTTTCTAAGTTCAAATTCGTATAGTCCCGAAGATTGTGGGACAGGTGGAACTAGCTCGTTACTCCAATTGTCGATCTTACCTAGCAAATAGTATAACTGGGTAGTCTTTGATTGTAAGCCAGTATAAAAAGCCTTAGCAATTTCACTACGAATGTTAGATTTTGTTATAGATGGCATATTATATTACCTTAATTACGCTGCAGCTGCAATAGTAACCGTCCATTGAATAATAATCGTATCATCAATTTCTTTTGTAACAATTGGGAAAGTTGTTCGGCATAGCATTGTTCCTGCGCTAACCGTACCGCTATTGAAGATACCTGCTTCAACTAATACAGCTGTACCTTCTCCGGGTGCAAATGTCGCTTCATACGTAATACTATCAGTCGTGATATTCACTGAAGTAAACGGGCGTCTTGAACCAGTTGCAGGCGATAAGTCACCTAACTGAGTGTCACCAGTTGCTGCAGCTGTCGCAACGTCACCAATCTGCATATGTGACATTTGAGCTGGTATAGTATGAGCAGCTCCAGGGATATCTCCGCCAGTATCGACCAAGCGTTGTGCAATATATTCAAGGCCTACTTGAACGATTAAGTTCTTGTGCATTGATATTTCTTTGCTGCCGTCTGACTTTATTTTCGTAATTTTTAATTTACCGCGAGCTTGCAAATTTTCGTCTATTAACATTTTTATTTCCTCAACCTAATTAAATGGAACTTCGTTACCTAATCCTACGTATCCTAAACCTGCGGGATATATGTCGTCTAATACGTATATACCTTCAGCGATATTATAATAATATTCAAATTGAAAAACTCCGCCGGTATCAGTTACCCGAACAGTATCGCTTAGTCCTTTCGTGAATTCGTTTACCAAATTACCATCTTCATCAACTAATATGACTTCGGTAAATGGTTTTGTAAAACTATATCTATCTATACTATTTTCGCCTGCATCGGCTTGGTCAAGTAAGCGCTTTGTGAATTCATATTGAGAATCGTCGAGATTATCTAGAAGTAATACATCATCAAGAACTTTAGTAAATACGTATTCGTATTCAGTATCAATCGTGTTAGCGATTTCTTCAAGAACCTTTGTGAATGTCTTTGTGTCAAGCAGTGTATCAGGCAATGCCGTAAAGTCTTGCCCTATAGCTGCACCAAGTGGTTTAGTCATCGTATAGAATTCTTTTTGAGTATCGGCAAAACATATATCATAGAATAATCTGTTGAATATGAACGCTAGCAACACATCAACATCAGCTGATGATTCAATTGTAGTACTTATTAATTGCTCACTAAAAACTTTCATACCTGCAGGATGCGTCATTTTATATATGACATCTCTGAATTGGTCAAACGTTACACCTGACTTGATTACGTATGAATAGTCTTGATAGAAATCATTATCTTGTATCTTTGAACGATCTGATGTAAATCCGCTAACGCTATTATAATAACCGCTTGATCTTGCGACAAACTCTGAGGCAATAATATAGACCGCGGGATCGCTAGCAACTTCACCGGAATTCAGTATAGACAAAAAGGTTTCGGGATAATCGTAACCTAATACCGCAAGACGTTCAGATTCAATTCCTAAAGAACCGTCAAGTAGAATGGGTAATACTTTGAGCGTGCCATTGACCACTAAAGTCGGCGAAGGGTATGACGTTGCTAATAAGTCGCCTTGTATATTTGAGTCAATCCAATCGCACTTCGCTTTATCAATTTGAAATGCCATTATCCGTCTGACTAAGGTTTCTACATCAGCTAAGTCAATAACACCAGTATTGTTAATATCGCCTCGTGCAAATCCGCTAACAACTGTAGTTAAGAATGTTTCATATGGGCCACCGGTGATCCCTTCGGCAATCTTTAATAATTCTTCAATGATTGTATCCCAATCAATTTTAACGTCTGGAGCAGGATTTGCTTCAAGATTAGTTTCGCGGTTAATACGTCGAGATCCATCAGTCCCATAGTTGATGAAAGTTAATATGTTGCCATATTTAATTGTTCGATACGTTTCATATGTCCTAATTACATCTTCAACAACTAGCCCATCCGTAAATGAATTACGTGTAACAGTTTCAAAACCATACTTCTCAAGACGGTGCCCATCTTCAAGATATCGTCTCTGCGAAACAGATTCTGTAAAGTATCGGCCTAAAGTATCTTGAGCCGTTTGAGAATATCCAGTAAGCGCTGTACCAAAAGAATTACGTACATACGAATCTAAACCATACAACTTACCGCGCTGAAAGTTTTCGCCGTTCGATACTCGATTAAGCAATATATTCGATGTAGCGATTAGATGCAGTTCAACATCGTTATACTTTATTACAGTACCTTCATAGAAAGCGCTTATACTAAATCTTGAAAGATATATGCGAGCCTTCGCAGTATCGAGTAATTCTATTCGTGTAATTTCTACTTCAAAGGTTTGTGCTACTTGGCCTGGGAGCTGCGTTTCAACTGTCGCGAAAACTCCAATTAAATCGAATACGTCTCCACTAATAACATCGGCAGTAATAGAATAATCTTGTTGCCAATCGCCTTCTGACGGTTTAAATAGCAACGTCTTAGGTAACCAATATTCAACAGTTTCGCCAAATACAATACTGAACAAAGCATTCACCGATTCAACAGAACCCTTTGCTCTATAAATGATATTTAAGTTTGCAAGTATGGTAGAGGTATCGCTTGTAATATCTGCACTAGGAAAGTAGGCGCCACCGATTTCTTGATAAATTCTAGTTAAGAAAAATCTTGTCGCAGTTTCAATATCTCGTTGGGTGCCATCTCTGTTTATTATTTGAGATGGGTTATCCTGAAGATTCATGTATTCATAGTATTTCTTCAATAGCGCAACGAAGTTTTCTGCCACAGGAAATATACTATCGGCAATCAGCTCGTTTAAGCGAATATTTTCAGGATAAGCCATTGATTAATCTCCGTGCCGCGTAAACGTTCTATATGAAGATACGCCATTAGTACCGTTTGTAGCTATCGTATCTAATCGCATTTCTATAGTAACGTCTTCAGCTTTAATATAAATTAGTTGATTATATATCGGAGCGATGTCATACGCATCTGGTCTAACTTCAAGTGTTATAGGATTTGCTAAATCGAATTTTACATTCTGTATATAAACTTCGCCTTTTGCTGGCACCAAATAACCCACGTCTGCGTATTTGCCTATTTTATTATTAGTTACAGCATCTACGAAGTACAGTCGATGCCTAGAAGAATCTCCTACAATCGTTTCATCGCGTAATCGCATTGAAATACCTTCAACTAAGAAAACGCTTGACTTAATTGAACCACCTTTCTCGGCCGGCTCAGGATATATTTCGCAAGGAAACTTAATCAAATAATCTTCAGGTTTAGTTGGGTTAGGCGATAATATTTTATAAACGGCGGTTCTTACAATTGAACTAATGATACCTTCGTCAAGATTGTTTAGATCTGTAAGGAAGTTTGATTGCCTAAACACACTACTAAATCTATTCAAACTGCCTTCATTGTATAATGTAGTATATGCACGTACTGCAGCTTCCATACTAGCAGGGCTTAACTCAGTTGCATTAGGATTATAGTTAATACCTAAGAACAGTTTAATAAACGCGTATTCGCTTTCAATGATCTCAGGCAATATTGCTCCGATGTTTTTAGTTTTAAGAAACGATAAGATATTACTCTTTGCCGAGGTCGTCAAACGTTCGCCTTGCGGAACTGCAGGAGCAATGAACACTTTTCCATATACTGGAGGATCAGCTTCTTCACCACCCCAAACTGAGCAATCAACAAGCTCGGTAAATTTGTTTAAAATAAGAATACGATAATCATTTGCGGTAACAGCACGGTCTTGTGTTGCATGATATAAAGGAGCGTTACGCCTAATAGATTCGGTTGTTTCTTGAAACCTTCCGCCTGTCGTATAAGTGTTGGCACCGTTAAAACGCGAAGTTACGCTAAGTACGGTTGGATCTATTTCAGTGATAGGCGTTGCTGGGTTTAATACCACGATTCCGTTAGCGTCTTTGCCTTCAGTCTCGAGATATGTTAGTTCAACGATTGCGCCGCTTGGTGGCTTAATAGAAATATTATTATCGCCGAAGAATATCGAATACTTGCCGAAACGGTTTTCTTTTACAAAATACGCCGGAGCATCAGGTCCCACTAACCCAATATTATTGAATAGGTTATACGATACACCATCAGTCGTTGCAGCGTTATCATATACCACGACTTCAATAGAACTTATGTCAGCTTGGTCAGAATTTACGATAAACTGTTGGGACTCAGTAACGCCATCGACCGTATAGCGATCTGTTTTATATTCGCCTTGAGCAACATAAACATTATTGTATATGAATTTATTATCGGCGGTTCTAGTTGCGGTGTAAGAGTTAGTTGTTATAAATATGTATTCTTTGACATTAATCCGGCCGCTGAATTTAAAACCATCAGGCAATATCATTTGTGTTGGCGATGTCTCAGTTCCCTGAATAACAATATCGAGTAAACAATTAGATGCTTCATACGATTTTGGTACATAGCCAAGAGTAAACGCGTGTGACACTACATTGGAACGTAATTGAGCTGTCTCTAGGAATGGCTCGTTGACGGATAGATGTGCTATCATTGCATTCATATGAGTATTATAACTCATCACATCAAGCAACGCGTTAATGCCTGAACCTTCAAAATCGTAGTCGGTAAACTCTTCCTGATTCTTAAGGTAATCTTTTAATTCTTGACGTATATCGGTAAAGTCTAGCTTCGATATATTAGTTACGGTGTTAGCCATTTTATGAGTATCTCTTAATAAGAAGGTTTATGTCTATGTCTCTTCGGGTGTTAACGATCTGCCCTGATATTGTAACGTTGTACGCATTGTCTGCACTGTCGATCACAACATCATCAACTCTAAATCGTGGCTCGAAAGTACCTAAGCTATCAATGATTGCTTTGCGAATCGAAGACCTTGTAATTACATCATCAGGTTCAAATAGAAAACCAAAAAGGCTACATCCAAAGTCAGGATTGAATGGTTTTTCACCAGGGCGAGTGCCTAGTATAATTTTAATAGAGTTTCGTATGGCTGCAACATCTTTAAGCGGGATTATATCTCCTCTATCAGGATGCGGCTTTAAAGTTAAATCAAGGTCTTTATACTGTGCCGACGCGGCAGTTACAATGCTCATAGAAACTCCTATTTAATTGTATTATTTATCCACCAATTGAAACGTCACCAGAGCCACCGACAATCGTTCCGCCGCAATTAATGGGGTCGCCTTGTCGCATGGCCGACTTACCATTTATTGTTACAGACCCGCTACCTGACCCAGCCGTACTTGAATGGCAATCATATGGCTTTACTGTATTGCAGTGCACGGCCCATGGGTCACCTTGTCTAATCGCTCCTCGGCCGTTAATTATTACATCGCCGCTCGCACCGATATTAGCTCTTGCTGGATAAGTACCATGCCCTGAACCTGACTCGCCTAGTCTAGCTGCACCTGCCATATTATCACCTCTTAGTTAATAGATACTTGACTTGCTGTAATTCTAACGCTCGAACCACCTGCAGTTGATTGGCTCCCGAATTGTTCAGAAACTGCGCCACTGACTTTTGTACTTAATGTGCTGCTATACGTCTCAGAAACCGCACCAGTAACAGTTTCCTTTAAGGTGCCGCCAACTACGATGCTCATGTTTTTGTCAACTTTGATGTCCCAATTACCTTTGATGTATGTAGTACAATTTTGGTCAATCGTTAAATGAACATTGCCTTTTACGCTAACAAAATCATCGCCCGATACTATTTCATAATTGTCTTGAACTATTCTAGTCACAATCGTTCCGTCAGGATGTACTTCCCTAAATGTTCCGGTCCTATGATATTCATGTAATCGTTCGACACCTTTGGTATCATCCATTTCAGTTATATGACCGCTTTCGCTTTCATGAACTTTATTGAATGGATAAACAGGAGCATACTTTGATTCAGGCTCGTCCCACGTTCCGCCAACAGACTTAGTAACACCTTTCTTGAGGCTATTCTTTTTAAGTGTTGGAATATCAGTTGCCTTATCTTGTTTACGTGCAAGACGATTAACATCAGGTTCGTTAAGATGAGTCTTCTTTGGATATTCGCTAGTTGGATCATTAAACCCAACACTAGGATCCGCGGCCTTTATAAATTGGCTAGCTACCGAACCCATGACAATAGGATCCTGCATGCTTTTCCCATCTCTAAAGAATCCAATAACCCAAGACCCACGTAATAAACCGTGAGGGGATTGTGTTAATCCTGATACGCCTGCGGCTGTCGTTGGCATCATTACTGACGACCATGGTAAAGAAACCATAGGTATCTTTGAAAGGTTCTCAGTATGTATTCCAAAACAACGTACTCTTACACGATTCATGAACTTAGGATCGCTAATATCTTCAATCACTCCAGTAAACCATTCCATTAAAATAAACCTCCAGGGTTATCATTGAGGAACGAATCTCTTTTTATATTACACGTTACGTAATAAGTTCCGTTCCATTTAAAATTGTGAGTCAATTCAGTAATCAAATAAACTCCACTTAACATAGTGTCAACGTGTATATCAACTACAGTTGCATCAGTTGCTTGTTGTATAGTTATTTCAACAGTCTTCCCACAAGCAAGATCCTCAACACCAGCGACATCAATCGTATGTTGCATTGCATAGATGTTCTCAAGAATTGCTTTCTTCCTAGGAACTGATACTTGAGCGTTATCGTTAAAGTTAACATACGCATTATCATAAGTCAATGTATTCCGATTGAATAAATAAGTCATGCCTTCAGTATCAGCCAATGGTGCAACGTTAAAGCTTTTCCCAACAGTGTATTGTTCTCGCATCTTCGGTAATCCCAAAGTCGTAAAATCAAAAAACTCAACATCATATACTTTTGTCGATAAATCTATAGTATGAGATCTTGCGGTTGTGCCACCACCTTTAAAGGAACGATAAGTAGACATTCCAATATTTGAGCTAATTGTTTTAATCTTTTCAATGGTATCTTTTTGCAAACCATTAGAGGTGTCAGCATCGTCTGTTATTTTATATGAGCGCGCTGGACTCTCGGCTATCATGCTTTTATATGAAGTTAAAACCTGACCATCCCACAATGTTTCAAAGAAAAAGAATGTTCCGCCATTACTAGTTGCTGACTTAGATAATAAATAATTAAAGGATTCTTGATATGTTAAATTTGGAATGATACCACGAAAGTTTCCTTCGTCATTAGCGTCCTTAGTGTTGATGCCACCGTCTTTATCAATATCAGAATATAAAGATTGAAGTACTGAACAGCCCGAGCCTTTTACATCTCGACTGACTCTTTTTATTGCGGCAAGATACGCAGTCTTACGAATTGCCGTAATAGTATATGAGTGTGATTGATTGCTAGGCCGGCTGTAACTGTCATATCCAATAACGACTAACTCTATTGTTTTTAGTTTATCATCGTTATCATCCATAGTTAACGAAATTGACATCGTCTCAGAACCAGTAGCTTCGCTTGATTCTAGTAATGTTATTGCGTCAAGTACTTGGAAGCGATAAATAGCAAACATTAAATTTATAGACTCGCGTATCTCAAATCCTTTTATAATATTTGCAATGTTAGTTGTCTTTCCACCGCCTGATAGCGAGGCCTCTTGTAACTTAAACTTACCAGCGTAATCGTTATTTACCATTTAAAGATTTCCTATATGCGACAACAAATTCCTCAAGATACGTTTTGCGAATAACTCGGATGTTGCGTCGTTCTTCATTACGTAAGAACTCAGTATCATATAAAGTTGCGTAAGACCTAGTCGTATTATTATTAGCAACATTGTCAACACGGTCGCCATCAATATTCACGAAATAATCAGGAGCGTCTTTCCATGGTACATTGAAGTACTTATCAAAAATGTTATAAGTATTATTATTTGGCGCTCGAGCAAAGAACTCTTCGCCTTCAGCAAATTCAGTATCAGCTTCAAGATATCTTAAATACAATGTATTGGTATCAGAGCTTCGGCCAATCACTTCAGCTTCAACAGCGCTTGCAGGTATGGGATCAAATGTCGTTCCGCCGTCACTCCCTATACCAGTTATGATAGTGCCTATCTCGAATTTACCAGCAATAGAATTATATTCAGGTTCATCTCCCGGCTGCTCAGTTCCAGTAATTTCTGAAAAGTTAATATCATTACGATATAATATTAAAGCAAAACCATTATACTTTTCAGCGATGTATTCTTCGAACGATATATTAGATAAAGGCCATCCTTCTCTAAGTCCAACGTTTGCTATAAAGAAAGTCCAATAATAATTAGTGTTGCCATACAATTCTTCTGATAATTGGTCAGGCCTCTGGTTCGAGATTTGATAAAATTGATACGCTGCTGCTGCGTCTAATCCTTTATCAATAGTTGACGCTGCACGAAATATGTCGACTATTTCGGTACCCTTTCTATTAGGGAAGTCATAACTAGTTTTTGGAAAAGATTTGAAAAATGCCATTGTAATTTACGCTCCGTTAAGCTTTGTTAAGATCTCTGATGTCTTCCTTATGTAACGCTTTAGTTTCTTGGAATGTAAGAGTTATTGCTACATCGGTAGGCGCACCGTCAGGTCGCCAAGCATTGCCTAAAGTATTGTATGATGTCGACATCGCCGTTAAATAACAATCATATGATTTTGGTATTTGACGTCCTGCCGAAGATTCGAATGAGAACTTCCATTGGTCTGGATAGTTCAATAGTATTGAACCTTCAATCTTATCAGGATACATGGACAGTCTAAACGTATCGATGATTCCTTTTATGTCTTTCCATTCTTTTTCACTAGTAGGTACAGCCGTAAATTGAAACTGATAAGATCTTAACTCCATGTTATTAAACATTACAACAGTATTTGGATTGAAAGCTTTCTGACCACCCACTCCAGTTTGTGCTGCAATTCTGCTACCTGTAGTACCACCAAATCCATTATTTGCGGCCACGCTTGCAATGATAAATTCAGTGTCGTCGCCTTTAGCGCCACTAGCGATCGCACCTTTAAGGCTTTCTTTATCGAAAGTTTTATCTCCTAAGGCTTGTTGCACTGCAGGTTCTCCAATAATACCAAGATCTATATTACCATAACCAGCTCCGTCTGATATAGTAAAACCTGTTGGAGTGGCTATCGCAACGATGCCAATATTATTGGTTTTGTTGTGTCTATATTGTGAGAATACCATAAATTGACCAATCTTTGGATCGTTAGGATATCTATAAATTGATGCCATTGTTCTTTAAACCTTTAAGTTATAAATAAACTAAATTCATTAATTGTATTTATAAGGCCATGGGTAGATTTTATAAAGGAACTTACAAAGTACAGAATCCGAAGAAATACGCGGGCGATGTATCAAAATGCGTGTATCGTTCAGGATGGGAGCGCTCAGTTTTTAAATGGCTTGACAATAATAGTTCAATAAAAGAATGGGCAGCTGAAGAAGTGGTAATACCTTATACATGCGCAACTGATAATAAAAGACATCGTTATTTTATTGACGTATACTTTCAGTTAGCTAATGGTGAGAAGTTCCTTGTTGAAATAAAACCAGCAAAAGAAACAGAACCACCTAAGGCCCCTAAACGTAAAACTAAACGATACATTACTGAGCAGTTAACGTACGTAAAGAACATGTCTAAATGGAAGGCTGCAACTGAATTTGCTCTACATAACAATTGCAAGTTTCAGATCTGGACAGAAAACACGATCAAAGGACTCGGGATAAAGTTGTTAGGTAAATAAATATTGTATACTCTAACCTCCGCGGCAACAATATTATTATATCACAGTATTAAGCATGTGTCAATGGTTATTTTAAGTTTATAGGAAAAAGATGACAGAATCAATTTTTAGAAGTCTCGAGATAGAAGCATTCCGTGGAGGTATTTCACCACGCACAAAGCAATCTGCTCAATGGTTTATGAATAAACTAAAAGGGATGAATAACGTAAACCGCCGAGATATATTAAAAGATCCGGCATTGTATGTTAACATTTAAAACATTACCTGACAAGCAATACTTTCATTATCTCGAAAGAGCTGATTTAATGCATGCTGCGTATTATATGAAAGATAAAACAAGATATGAATTGGCTGAAGCGATGTGGTTGAAGGATCAAGAAAGGAAGCAAGAATCTTAAAGTTATAAATAATCAGAACAAGAGGCTGTTGAAGCAACCTCTGTCCCTAAACCCAATAACTGTAAAGAGCAGCTACCATGTCTAATACTATATATTACGTTTACGCGTACATTAATAAAAAATCTGGAAAACCATACTACATCGGTAAAGGAAAGGGTAAAAGAGCCTTCGTTCCCCATGGCCGAGTATCAACGCCTAAAGATAAATCAAAAATATATTTCTGCGAGACCAATTTAACAAACGTCGGTGCATGTGCAATTGAAAGAAGATTGATACGCCATTGGGGACGCAAGTGCGATGGAACAGGAATCTTACTAAATATCGCAGATGGTGGCGAAGGTAATACTTCGCTTCGGACACAAGAACAAAAAGACCATCTTAGTAAAGTATTAACAGGCGTTAAAAAGAAAAGTGTTAAAAATTATAGAAAACCTAAAAGTGCCGAACATAAAGCAAAATTTAAAAAACCTAAAAGCGACGAACACAAAGCAAAATTACAAAATCATCTAAATGATCATAATAGCCGCGATAGGACTCCTGAAGAACGGGCTAAAATTTCTGGTGCTATTAAAGGCAAGAAGAAGTATACTAACGGTATTATAAATAGATATTATACAGCAGGGCAACAACCAAAAGATTTCTATTTAGGGTGGTTAAGTAAAAATAATGTCTGATTCGATTTTTGACAAAATACAGATTGACGCTTTTAGGGCTGGGATGACTCCGAGGACTAAAGCGGCCGCAAAATGGTTTATGGATAGTCTGAAAGGCATGAAGGACGTTAATAGGACCAAATTATTAAAAGACTCTCGGTTAACTAAAGTTAACAAGCCTTTAGTCGGATCATTAATGATGTTTTTTTATGACCCGAAACATCGGAAGACCTTGCCTTATTACGATGCGTTTCCATTGGTGTTAATGGTTGAACCAACTAAAGACGGATTTTATGGTTTAAACTTACATTACTTGCCACCTAAGTTGCGCGCAATATTGTTTGATAGTTTGCTTGAAGCTACAAATAATAAAAGGTACGACGAATCGACAAGGTTTAAAGTTAGTTATCAGATGCTTAAGAGTATATCAAAGATGAAGTATTTCCGTCCTTGTTTTAAACGGTATCTTACAGCACAAATTAATTCAAAAATAGTTTTAGTTGAACCGCCTGAGTGGGAGATCGCAACGTTCCTTCCAACACAACAATTTCAGAAAGCCTCTCAATCTAAAGTATGGGCAGAATCGAGGAAAAACTCATGAGCACAATCGACAATTTAAAAGGAGCTATTTCTGCAGGCGGTGGAGTTGCAAGAAACAATTTATGGAAGGTCGAGTTCGGTCGAGCAGGTTTATCTGAGACACAACTCTTAATGGCTGAAAGCGTAACTCTCCCAGGCCGAACTATTGCAACTAGTGATTACACTGCGAATAAGCAATCGTTAAAGGCTGCTTACTCGCTTATTGACGATCCAGTCTCAATGACGTTTTTATTGGTTAACGATTATAAAGTAAAAACCTTTTTTGATAAATGGATGTCTGAAATAATCAACGATGAATTCGTTCTTGAGTACAAAGATAAATATCAATCGACCGTTACCGTAACTCAGCTTGATGATAAAACGAAAGGACATTCTGCGATATATACTGTAGAGTTAGAAAATGCATACCCTATCATTCAGAATTCGTATGATTTGAGCAATGCTACTGAAAATGATATTACGCGATTAACTGTCACCTTTGCGTATGATAAGTATAATATAAAGTAAATGATTGGAGTAAATAATGGCATTACCAAAACTGAATACCGTAACATACAAAGCTAAAATACCATCGACTGGAAAGTCCGTCGAATATAAACCGTTCACGGTAAAAGAACAAAAGATGTTACTACTTGCAAAAGAATCTGAAGATAAAGGTCAGATGATTCGCGCTGCAAGGGATTTGATTAAATCATGCACCCTAGGTAAAGTCGATGTTAGTAAATTGACTATGTACGATTTTGAATACCTTTTTATTAAGGCAAGATCTAAATCGGTTGGTGAAACATCTGATGTTTTAATTAAATGCAGTAAGTGCGGACATCAGAACGAAGTATCGTTAAACCTTGATGATTGTACTGTTACCGAAACTACGAAATCACTGAAAGTAAAACTCGATGATAGCATTGGAGTTGTTTTAAAATTCCCATCGTTAACTGATGCTGAGAAACTTAGCGAAGACGGATCTAACGATGAGATATCTACGATAGCTGCGTGCATTGATTCAATTTATACTAATGATGAAATATTCGCGGCCGAAGACCATACTCCAACTGAACTTGTAGATTTTATTGAATCTTTATCGGCAAAGCAGTTGAAGTTAGTTAGCGAAGTACTACAAGATATGCCAAAAGTTACACTTGAGCACGAATTCAAATGTATGAAATGTGGCGAACATAATAAGTTGAAGATTGAGGGATTGAAGAATTTTTTCTAATAAGTCTTTCTCATGATTCGCTAGAGAATTATTATAAAACTAATTTTGCAATGGTACAGTTCCATAAGTACTCATTGCATGAAATAGAAGATATGATTCCGTGGGAAAGACAGATATACATTGCTTTATTATCAGGACATATTGAAGAAGAGAACCAAAAGATTCAAGAACGTAATAATAGTAGGCGATGAACCATGAACGAAAACATTGATTTAGACAAAAATGATAGTATTAGTCCAGACGAGTTACGCATATACCGTCGTAAACTAGTAGCCCAACGAAACATGGCAACAGCGAGTCTTGTTTCGTCGATGATTTTAACTCTTCTCGTATTGAGCCCAGCTATACCAGTCGACCGATTAGCAATACTTACCGATATAGTAGTAATGTATTACATAATGGCTGGTTCGACTGTTGGCGCTTTTATGGGCTTTTCTACATGGATGGCAAAGAAATAAAATGGCAACATTAAACGATGTAATCAATCAACTAAGAGACTCGTCTGATGACTCTCACGCGGACTCAAACGAAATTAAGCAATCTATTATAGATCTTAGCGATACCTTACTCGGCAATGCTGATGGTG